CCAGTCAGTTTTAAGATGGATATGACTTCGGTTGATTTGCCGACTGGGCCATTAAAAAATGCATCTAAAGAAAACAGAGACGTCATAAAATTAAAAAATAATGAAGGCAATCTTAATACTTTATATATTACAAACATAAACAATACAGCAAATGCTTTCGTTTTGCATGCATCAAGAAAAAGAAAAGCCGGCGAAACGACAATTTATAACGGTAGAATGTCCGAGGATGTACCCCGAGGGATATTCCACTTTTTTGTGGGGGGCCCCAATCGAGGTCTTCTTAAAAAGGTCAATTTTACCCAAGCTAAGAATACTTTGTTTTCCACTGCTTTGATGCGAAATGGGCAAGCCGGCGGAAAAGAATCTTCTCGTGAAGGTATTATTTTGCCATCGAAATTTGCATGCGATTTAACATTAGTGGGTAATCCATTTTTCTACATTGGGCAGATGTTTTATTTGAATACAAGCCTAATAAGTGGTGGCCAGTTTGAGCAAGAGGGAATATTAAATGGCGGCTATTACATCGTCACGGAAGTAATTAATGATTTTGCTCATGATCGTTGGGAAACTAAAATAAGGGGCGTCTTAAACATTCCTGACCATGCTCTCAAAAATAAAGACGGCCCAAATGCCGGTGTCGCAGCTTCCACGAGATCTGAAGAGGAAAGGCGCAAAATGATATCTCAATCAACTCAAGGTGATCGTATTTTGGACGCAGCCACACGACAACCGGTGCCCACAAAAAATATATCTCGTGTCGGATACTCGTGATAAATTCTATTTACAAAAAAGGAGCAAAAGAATAAAATGGGCATTATGAACCCAGAACCAGAAGGGAGAAATGATTTAGGCAGCCTTGAAATGTTTAATGAGAGGCTAAACTATAAACAATATGCTTTCACACCCTTTGATCCTATTCCGATAGATATGATTTACGAAAAGCCCTTTTATGGCAAAGTAGACAAAGAGGGTCATACCATCTATCCTACTGAAATTAATATGGAGCAACTTCCAGGCCCGGGCCTCTTGTTGGCTCACGATTTTGTAGCGAAAGCTTATTTACAACTTAAGGATGTTGTAGAATTTAATGTCCGAACGCGATCAACACGTTTTGATGACCTTTTCCCAAATGGTTTTGCCCCGAAAGCTGCAATGAAGAATTTTCACGAGCTTTATCAAAACCATTTTGTCGACACAGTTTATGATATATTTATCAACAATTATATTATGGCAACTACTCGAAAAAGACAAGTTCGAACATTTGCTGATTTTGTTGAGCAGTTTGTTGGATTTTGCCACCACATGAGGGATGTTTTTCCAGTCTCGAAAACGGCTTTTATAATGTCGCCACTGTGCCCGAACGCAATAAGCGGCCTCATTATTGAAGTCGAAAAGCTGGCCATTGACGACGACGAGCAAAAATATGACGGGTGGATTTCTAAGCCATCTTTTAGAGAGTATGTTAAGCTAGCTTCTAGTTTTGGGTTTTATGTTGATAAGAACTGCCCATGGAGGCTGGCAGCGAACATGGATCATCCGATTATGATTGAGAAATTTATGAAACCTTTTGGAACATCATATGCCGATGGTTCTGTTTTTAGAGATTACTTTTATAGATCGGAATATTATTCTTATGAGGATTTTAAATCTCGCATGTGGTATGCTTATAAAGATTTATTAACTAGTGGAGATACGACAACCTTTGGGTTGATAAGTAGTGTTAAGAATTGCGGGGGCCCACTGTGGGCAGATGTTGCCAGCGGTAACTTTAAAACAACATGGAAAGAAGGCTTTTTGGAGACCATATCGGACAATTTCGATGGAGAGTTTCAGAAACAATACCCAGATTCTTTTTTCCTGCCGTATTATTTTAGAATGCGCCTATCTGAGAGTCACAAAGATTTAAACAGTCGCCACCACAGGGCAAAAATAAAAAAGATTTTAAATATAAATAAAAGAAAAGGTATTGAAAAGGCCATTGATATTATTGCTCTCTCAACCATGCAGTCAGATATCTACGAGCCCAAGAAAAAAGCGACACTGCCCCAGCGTATAAAGTATTTTGGAAAAAATATAACTTCTGGCTTGCATTCCTACAAAGAACGTGATAAAGTAGAGACAATATATGATCTAGACATGGATAGAAGCAAGGCACCCAAATCGTTTGATGATTATGATAATGAAGTCGAAACTGACAGTCATGAATTATTACATTCCGAGGGTGATCATTAAACAATTGAGCAAAAATGATTTTTCAAACTTTTGATGATAAAAAAGATTGTTTGGCGGTTTACGTTGATGGCGGCCTATTTTTAAATTATATCCCAAACAAAGAGCTTACACACACTTGGGAATACTCAGAGAGTATGCAAGACCCAAATATACAATATGCAAAATATTATTGTAGTGGAATGAGTTTGTCGGAGGCATGCCCCCCTTACCTCAAGGGAGATTGGGAGTCTGTACAAAGAAAATTAAAAGCTTTTCACACTTCTGCCAAAGAATCTAAATTAAAATTAGATGAGCATTGCTATTTCGATTTGCTCCCTGTGCATGTACTTCTTGAATATGGAAAAATTAAGAATAAAATTTCATCGTATGTTTTTGAAAATTATGAGAGGCCAAATGACTATGATTTTAAAATAAGGCTCGCGAGAGTTTTGGTCGAAATTAAAAATAAAAAATTAAATATTAACATCTCGCCCCTCATGAAGAGGAGACATGAATATCGAGTGAGAAAATTCCTTCAAAAAATGAAGAATACAGAGCCACACATATGCTATAATATGTACGGCTCCAAGACCGGACGCCTAACATCAACTGGCTTTCCCATCCTTACTCTCAATAAAGATTATCGCAAGATTCTTGAGCCAAATAACGATTGGTTCCTAGAAATGGATTATAACGCTGCCGAACTTCGAGTTATGGCTGCGCTAGCAGGAAAAAAACAGCCAGCCGGAGATATTCATGACTGGAATTTAAAGAATGTTTTTAAAGGAGAAGGCTCTAGAGAAGATGCCAAAAAGAGGGTTTTCTCGTGGTTGTATAATCCAAAGTCTCAGGACCACCTCTTAAATAAAGAATATGACAGAAAATCAGTGGAGCAAGAGCACTTCAATGGAAATCAGGTGACAACTATTTGGGACAGAACAATCGACTCTGACGAACATCATGCACTAAACTATATTATACAATCAACGGCCGCCGACTTATTTTTGAGGCAAATGATTAAAGTTTGGGATCTTTTAAGGGGCAGAAAGTCAAGCATTGCTTTTTGCCTGCACGACTCCCTGGTGATTGATTTTCACGAGGAGGATAAAAACTTGATTTACAAAGTGAGGGAGGTGTTTGCCGACACTGATTTGGGCAAATTTGAAGTAAACTTTTCTGGAGGGAAGACTTTCGGTGACATGAAGGAGATGAAAATATAAATGAAAACAATAATTGGCCTCGGGAAGGCTGGGTGCGAAATTGCAGAAGTCTTTTCACAATACCCTCAATATAAAATATATAAAATTGACGTTGGTCTAGAAGAATCTAAGAATTGTTTTAATTTTCCAGAACTAGGATCCATCGAAGAGTATGAGAGTAAGTGCCCTAGTTTTAAAAAATTTTTTAGATATGTCAAGGGGGAGGTCTTGTTTATTACAAGCTGTGGATATGTATCCGCAGCCTCTTTAAAAATATTAGAGCATTTAAAAAACAAATGTGAAATCAATGTTCTCTACATAAAGCCAGACCCTTCGCTGCTGCCAGAAATTAAATCTTTAAATGATAATGTGCTTTTTGGAGTGTTGCAGCAATTTGCTCGGTCGGCTCTGTTCAAAAGGATATATTTGATTGATAATTTAAAAATGAGTGAGATTGTTGGGGACGTACCCCTCAGAGATCATTATAACAAGATCAATCAATTAATCTCTTCGACGATCCACATGATTAACGTATTTAAAAACTCCGAATCAGAAATAGATACGTTTGGAGAAATAACTGATGTGGCAAAGATTTCAACCTTCAGTTTGGTTTCTTACGATGACGGCGAAGAAAAAATGTTTTTTGATCTTGACATACCTAGGGATAAGTGCTATTATTATGGAGTACCTGAAAAAATGCTGCAAAGCGACGGAACCTTAATGAAGAAAATATCAGAACAGCTTAAAATTTTAAAGCAATATGATAAAATAAAGGTCAGCTATGGCATTTATTCAACAAGCTATGATGTACCATACATATATGGCTTGTTGAATAGCTCTGTAGTACAAAATGATAATTTTAGACTTGACAAAGAAATTAATTTATAATATAATAACAAAATCAGCAGTGTGAGAGAGTCATCACACTGACTAAAAAGGAGAAAAAAATGGCTATTGATATGAAGAAAATGCGAGAGCGAAAAACTGCTCTCGAAAATAAAGGCGGCACCAACAATCGTTTTTGGCGACCCCAAGATGGAGAGCAAACCATTCGGATTGTTCCAACTGAAGACGGTGATCCGTTCAAGGATTATTGGTTTCACTACAATGTGGGCGACAACCCGGGCTTTTTGAGCCCAAAGCGAAACTTTGGCGAAGATTGCCCTCTGGATTCTTTTGTGCGCCAGCTTTGGCAAGAAGGAACAGAAGACAGCAAGCGAATGGCTAAAAAGCTTTCTGCTCGTCAGCGCTTCTTCGCTCCGGTGCTTGTACGCGGAGAGGAAGATAGGGGTGTTCGAGTTTGGGGGTTCGGGAAGACGGTCTATGAATCGCTTTTAAATCTCGTGCTGAATCCAGAATACGGGGACATTACCGATCCCGAATCAGGCACTGATCTGGTGCTCACCTATGGTAAGCCCGCTGGAGCAACGTTCCCAGTAACTCAACTTACACCGCGTCGAAAAAGCTCGACTCTCTGTAAGGAGCCTGAAAAGTGCCGCGAGTTTCTAGAGGACGTGCCAGATTTCGATGAGTTGTTTGAAGCTAGTCGTAAATCTTTTACCGAAGTTCAGGCTATGTTGGATGAGTTTCTTTTAGGGGATTCTGACCCGGAGGAAAATTCCACTGAAACCTCTAAATATGGAGGCAATGGGAAGGTAGATACCACAAGTACTGGAACCTCTGTAGACAAAGCATTTGCAGACCTTCTTGGTAGCTAATTTCAAAAAACCGCAGGGGGGCATGGGTTTATAGATGCCTCAATTTCAAAAAAGAGGATATAATTTAATGAAGTATTTGATAGTGACACTAGCGTGTCTAGCGGCCTTCGCACTTGGTGCTTGTGGCAACGATAAAGAAGAAGCACCAACTCCAGCGTCAGATGTTGTAGAGACACCTGAAGTGCAGGAGTCTGATGTCGTTAATGCTGATGCTGTGGCTGACGTGCCTGTTGATGTGAAAAGCGATTCAACAAGCACCGACGCTGCGGAGTAATATCTTCCCCGCAGGGAGGCACGGGGGTACAGGTGCCTCATTTTTTTTACACAAACGGGAGTAAACATGGCCAAAGCAAAAAAAGCCGGCAAGCTTTCTATTGCAGATATGCGTAAGCTTATCAATAAGAAAGCTGGAATTAATGTAGCGCATAATTTAAATGAAGACAGTCCGACAATCGTGAAAGACTGGATTCCAACTGGCTCTCGCTGGTTGGATAGTATTATTTGTAGAGGTCGCCTCGCAGGAATTCCCGTAGGGAAGATTGTGGAGATTGCAGGATTAGAGGCTACTGGGAAGTCATATATGGCAGCACAGGTTGCTGCAAATGCTCAGAACATGGGCATCGATGTGGTTTATTTCGATTCAGAGTCTGCGATCGACCCCAGCTTCCTAGAGAAAGCAGGCTGCAACGTAGACAATCTTTTATATGTACAGGCGACGTCTGTCGAATTTGTACTAGAGACAATCGAAGAACTCCTCGGCTCAAATGAAAACAAAATGCTGTTTATTTGGGACTCTCTGGCCTTAACACCAGCAGTTTCAGATATTGAGGGAGATTTCAATCCTCTCTCATCGATGGCTGTAAAGGCAAGAATTCTTGCAAAGGGGATGTCAAAACTGACAGTACCTATTGCAAATAGTCAATCGACATTTCTTGTTTTAAATCAGCTTAAAACAAACATCACCAGGAGCCCCTCAGAGGCCCTCACAACGCCTTATATGACGCCAGGGGGCAAAGCTATGGTTTATGCCTACTCTTTGCGTGTGTGGCTCACAGGGCGCAAAGCAAAGGCATCTTTTATCACTGACGATAAAGGTTTCCGAATTGGATCCGAAGTGAAAGTAAAACTTGAAAAGTCTCGCTTTGGTACGGCTGGGAGACAATGTAATTTTAAGATCTTATGGGGCGACGAAATCGGAGTTCAAGATGAGGAGAGTTGGCTGGATGCGATTAAAGGCTCAAAGAGTTTATCCAATAGTGGTGCGTGGTTTACACTTGAATATGGAGACGGCACATCTGATAAATTTCAGAGTGCTGGGTGGAAAAAGAAACTAGAAGATCCAAAGTTCAAGAAAAGGGTTTTGGAGGTCATGGACGAGGAAATTATTCTCAAATTTGATGATCGTACAGGATCGGCAGAATCTTTCTACGAAGACGGGGAATAAACTCTTTGTGAATACTATTTAATAATAGCCAAATAAGGGGAATGGTTCATGAAAATCACCACAGAACGACTTAGGCAGATCATCAAAGAGGAGTTGGAGGCTTCAGAGCTTGAGACTCCTGAATTCGGAAAAGAGCCTAAACGATCACCTGCAGAGGATGCAGTCGCAGAACTAATTGAAGACGAACATGTCGAGTGGTGGGAAAACAATGCACCCCCGTCCCTCCTAGACGACATTAAAAAAGCTGCTTCACACGAGCAGGGCTCCCACGGAAGATCACACAGGGTGCCACTAAACCAAGGCTGGGCCCAAAACACTTGGAAGAGGTTTGATGAAGAGTTCGCAGGATTGCGAGATGCAGCTAGGGCCCTAGCAAAAGAAGACTTCAATGATTCAAATGGTGGAGTTTGGTTTTTGAATGCGCTAGCAGACAAACTTAAGCACAAAATGGATTTCAAGGGTGATGAAGAGGAGATTCCCGGCTTCGGGGAAGAGGACGAAGATCAGGATCCTGTAGGTTTGGCCGAAATGATTAAGCATGCGATTAGACAACAATTGCTCGGAGGCAAATAATGAAGATCACAAAAGAAAGACTTAAACAAATTATTAAAGAAGAGCTAGGTGAAACCGCCGCCCCCCCAAACAAGCCTTTCAATCCTGCAGGGATAGACGACTCATATCAGGTAAGCTGGGACGCCCACCTTGACGCCATGAGAAGAATTTTTCTTGATATTGGCATGGATGTGATCGACCACTATCAAGAAAAGCCGGAAGAATTTGGCATTCTCACAAAAGAGGACGCACGAAAAGAAATTATTGAAGTACTTCAGGCCACTGTTGATAATTTTGTTAATGATGACTTGCCTGGAGAGCTTGGCCTTGGTGAATTTCTTGATGACGAGTTTGATGACGATCCCCATACGAACACAGCAGAAGATGGCCGTGAGGAGGTGATTATGGAGTCATTTCTGCAAGAAGAGTTCGGACAAGAGGAGTTCGACGAAGATAGCTTTGAGTATAACGTAGGAGATCTTGTCGAAGTACAAATTTCAGATGATGGATATGAAACCAACGTAGAGAGGCTTGATAATGAGGTTGAATTTAATCCAACCCATGGGTATTCTACGTCTGAAAAGTTTCTAGCTAAGGTCATAAAAGTCTCACAAAGAGAATACGAAGACTAAATATTATGAAATTGACCAAAGAACACCTTAAGCAGCTTATTAAAGAGCAGGTTTATTTAATAATGGGCGCAACAGACCATGAAGAGAATTTCATTAAAAACCTCGAAGAGGCCGGCCTCGGAGAAGGTACCCCACCAGAGGGCGAGTTCTACGAGAAGCAGGTCATAGAAGAGGAAGAAGATGAAAATAACCCATGGGCAATTTGCACAGCAAGCGTCGGTCGTGAAGACAAAGCAAAATACGAACGTTGCATAAAATCGGTTAAGGCACAAAATAATTCTTGACAACCATTTCTTAATTTGATATTATAGTCTTCATGAAAAGAATAATGATTATTGATGCCCTCAATCAATTTTTGAGAGCTTATATTGTAAATCCAACTTTATCCACAAATGGAGATCCCATCGGCGGAACTGTTGGGTTCCTTAAAATTTTGCAAAAACTTTGTCGAGAGATTAAGCCCGATCGAGTTGTTGTCTGCTGGGACGGCAAAGGCGGCAGCACAAGAAGGAAGCTTGTCAACAAAAATTATAAGGAGGGGAGGAAGCCTCTTCGTTTGAATCGCGATGTCAAGAACCTTACGGAGGAGGAGGAGCTTCAAAATAAAGTATGGCAACAATTGCGACTTGTAGAATATTTAAACAACTTTCCAGTAACTCAGTTGGTGTCAGATGGCGCCGAAGCAGATGATGTGATATCATTGGTAGCTCAGATGCCCGACTTTCAAGATTGGCAGAAAGTTATTGTATCTAGTGACAAAGACTTCTTTCAGTTGTTGGATGATAAAACAGTTGCTTATCGCCCGACACAAAAAGAAGTTTTAAATAAAAATAATATTATTGAAAAATATAAAATTCATCCGACAAACTTTGCTCTTGCCCGGGCAATTGTGGGAGACAAAAGCGATAACTTAGATGGAGTGCCGGGCATCGGCTTGGCAACTGTCGCAAAGAGATTACCGTTTCTGGGCGAGGAAAAAACTTATGGTATTGACAAGGTGATTGAATTTTGTGAAAATTCTAATTCTACCTTAAAGGCATATCAAAACATTTCTGAACATGAGGGGACAATTAAAGAAAACTATCAATTGATGCAGCTATACGCGCCCAGCATCTCAGTGCAAAACAAAATTAAAATAAAATCTTCAATAAGAGATACCGAGTTGGCCTTCAACAAGACCCTTACGAATGGAATGATGTTGGAGGACGGCATTGGAAAAACAAATTGGAACGATTTGTATACAGCTTTTCGAAAAATTGTTATAGGAGGTAAAGATGAGTTATAAAATTGACAAACCATGGGGTCACGAAGAGATATGGGCCCAGACCCACAGGTATGTGGGTAAGCTGCTCGTTATAGAGCCAGGAGAGCGCCTCTCTCGCCAGTATCATGAAGTAAAGGACGAAACAATTTATGTTTTAGACGGCAAGCTTGTGCTGGAGATTGGCAGTGAAGACGAATTGGAAAGGCTCATTTTGGGAAAAGGGTCTTCCTATCACATTCAGCCTGGAATTGTTCATCGCTTTTGTGCCCCATCAGGTGGTTGTACTTTAATAGAGGTATCCACCCCAGAGCTAGAAGATGTTGTGAGGATTCAAGATGACTATGGAAGGGATTAGGAGTTTTTTTGCACTGCTTCTCTTGGTTGGCTTTGTTCACCAAATTAATGGGGACGAGGTAATTATCAAATACAAGGACCGAGGCAAAACGAGTTATTCTGCCGTTTCTCTTTTCCATTCAGCATGTTCCCCGCACGAAGGTCAGAAAGTTTTCTTCTATAGGGATTATAAAATTGTTAGCTGTGAAGAATAAAAGCTGTAATTGGTGTCGAGGGTGCTATTTAAAGTATGGATTTGTCGTGGCAAAAATTCAGGGATGATGAATTCTGGAGGGAGATCCCTCTCTGGAGGGACGTAGACTATCAAACTTTCTTGGATCACAAGTGGCAAGAAAAGAACGCCATTACCACTCATAAGAAATTGCTTAAGACAATTTCTGATCTTGTGGATGCTGAGTTTCTAGAAGACGCCAGGATGGGCTTTCAGAAAGCGCCCATGACTACGCGTATTACCCCATATCTTCTCTCGCTGATGGACTGGGAAGACCCATTTAATTGTCCAATACGAAAGCAGTTCCTCACACTTGCGTCTCACCTTAAACCTGACCATCCAATGATGCGCTTTGACAGCTTGAACGAACAAGATGACTCTCCAATAAAAGGACTTACACATCGCTACGAGGATAAGGTTCTGTTCCTCGCCTTGGACACATGCCCTGTGTACTGTCGGTACTGCACCCGTGCATATGCAGTTGGGGGCGACACCGCCACTGCTGAGAAGGTTTCTATTAAGGCATCTCGCAACCGCTGGGCGGATATGTTTAAATATTTGAGAGAGAACAAACAAATCCAAGATGTTGTTATAAGTGGTGGCGATGCGTTTCGCCTCAAAGCATCTCAGGTAAAAGAAATAGGAGAAGAGCTTTTAAAGATCGACCATATTAGGAGATTTAGGTTCGCAACAAAAGGCATATCAGTAATGCCCATGAAAATAATAACTGACTCGAAATGGACAGACGCTGTTGTGAGGATTGCAGACAAAGCACGATCTCAATATAAAGAGGTGTGCATTCACACTCACTTTAATCACACAAACGAGATAACTAAAATAACTCAAGACGCCATGAACCTTTTATTTTCACGAGGCGTTAAGGTTAGAAACCAGTCAGTTTTTCAAAATTCCGTCAACGACACTCCAGAAACCATGATTCCGCTGGTAAAGAAGCTGGGCTATATTAATGTACAGCCTTATTATGTCTATGTACATGACTTAACTGCCGGAACGGAAGATATGAGGACGACAGTTAAGACTGCCATGGATCTTGAAAAACGAGTGCGAGGCACCACCGCGGGCTTCAATACTCCCACTTTTGTGGTGGACGCCCCAGGCGGAGGCGGAAAGCGCGATGTGCATTCCTGTGAATGGTATGATATAATGACTGGCATAAGTGTTTGGGCCGCTCCCAGCGTAAAGCCGGGCAAGAAGTTTTTGTATTTTGACCCATTGCACCTACTTCCTGATACGCAGTGCCGAGATTATTGGCAAGATAAGGAAATGCAAAAACTCATGATTGAGTCTGCGCTTGAGGGCCGCGATTTTTGCTAAAAAGTGAAAATTTGCTTTGACAACTGCGTGGGTGTGTGATATTATATATATAAATTACGCGCCCGTAGCTCAGTTGGATAGAGCATCGGCCTTCTAAGCCGAGGGTCGCAGGTTCGAATCCTGCCGGGCGTGCTTAACTTTTCAACTTTAGGAGACTAAATGACTAATCTAGGCTACGCATGCATCAATATGCACTTTTCCTCGCTACCCAAGTCAAAACGAATTACTACAAATCGCTCTATGATTAAGCGCACGTTCCAGGAACGCGGATTGCCCTATGCTTCAGAACTAGCGTTGCAGAATTGTCGCGACTTACTTAAGGTTCTCAAGTGGAATCACAGCAACGACATCCATTTTTTCCGCCTATCGTCGGACTTGTTCCCATGGGCTTCTGAATACAAACTCAGTGATCTGCCTGACTATGACGACATTTGTGTTGCTCTGCAAGAGGCGGGCAATTTTGCTTACGATAACGACCACCGTATCACGACACACCCAGGTCCATTCAATGTCCTCGGTTCACCGAAACAGCATGTTGTAGACAACACTATCAAAGAACTTAACACTCATGCAGAAATATTCGACATGATGGGCCTGCCCACCACTCCATATGCTAAGATCAACATACACGTTGGCGGCACATACGGTGGCGATTTCACAGGCACCGCCAAGCGCTGGTGTGCCAACTTTCACAGGCTATCCGAAACCGCTCAGGCTCGTATTACTGTAGAAAACGACGACAAGGCATCTATGTGGTCAACACGCCACTTATACGATTATATTCACAAAGAGACTCTTATTCCTATCGTACATGACGTACACCATCACAAGTTCTGTACTGGTGGTCTTACTGACAAGGAAGCTATGTCGTTAGCTGCCTCTACGTGGTTCGGTATCAAACCTGTCATTCACTATTCGCAGGATCGCAGCGTAGAACATAACGATCCAAAAATTCGCGCTCAAGCCCACTCCGATTCATATTGGACACCTGTTGACACACACGGCTTAGACGTTGACGTTATGCTAGAGTGCAAACACAAAGAGATTGGCTTATTTAAAATGCGCCAACTTTTAGCTTGACAAATCGTGAAATATGTTTTATGATTGGAATATGATTTGGCTGAATGGCGGAATTGGTAGACGCAAGGGACTTAAAATCCCTTGTCCAGCATGGGCGTGAGGGTTCGAGTCCCTCTTCAGCTACTTAGGAGACTATAGGTTGCCAGAAAAGATAAAATTTACGTGCCCCATTTGTGAGCAAGATTTTTATAATACAGACTTTCACAAGGATTTCGCAGCAGATAGTTGTGAGTGTGGTAATCTTACAATTACCATAAGAGACTTTACCAGCCCAGTCAGATGTAAAAACTATTTGGCCATCGGATTTAAAGAAAAAAAACCCGTGTTCGAATTCAAGGAAAAAAGGAAAAAGAAGGAATAGATTATATTACGCTCCTGTAGCTCAGTTGGTTAGAGCTACCCGCTCATAACGGGGAGGTCGTAGGTTCAAATCCTACCGGGAGCATATTTTCTGTTTCTTATAAAAAAATGAAGATTGCTTTAGGAGTTATGTTTTTTGCTATTGGGAATGTGCTGGCCTGGTTTCAGTTTAATTCTCAATTTGTTTGGGATTGGTGGAAAAATAAACCAATCATATCTAATCTAATTTTCGCGATACCAATGGGACTGTGCTTTTGGTATGCGGTAAAGAACATAGTGGAAGAAACGGGCCTTCTTTGGTCGTCAAAAATTATTGGATTTGGAGTGGGGCAAGTTATCTTTGCTGTGATGACATACGCCCTAATGAAAGAGAGTATATTTACAACAAAAACTTTAATTTGTATATTGCTTTCAATTATTATTATTTGGATACAAGTATGGAAATAGAAGACAAAATTGGGATAGAAAAAATAAGTTTTTGGACATTTTTGACGCTAATTGTGTTATACTTTGTTTCAAAGGATGGCAGCGAACATAAGCGACTTTTGGGCTACAGCCTGGTTTTTGGGTTTATAGTGCCAAAAGTTGCTGGCTTTTTAACTTTAATATTCTTCTTAAGTTTATTATAGGTTGACATGCCTAGAGAAATACTGTATTATCATATAAACCTGGGAGAGGTGAGAATTGAACTACACTGAACAAGAAGATTTTTCTCAATTTGGTAAAGGATTCCAAGAGAATCTCTGTCAATTGATCTTCGGCGACCGCAGCTTCTCTGATCAAATGAAGGAGGTGCTGAACATCAATTTTTTAGAATTTAAGTACCTTCAAGTCTTTGTGAGGCTTGTCTTTAATTATAAAGAAAAGTATGGACGGCAACCATCTGAGACCATTATGGCCACAATCCTAAGAACTGAATTGGCCAACGAAAATGAGCTTATTGTAAAACAGATACGTGATTTTTTTGCAAGAATGTCTCGGACAGAGGTCCAGGACGAAGAGTATATAAAAGATGTCGCAATAGATTTTTGTAAAAAGCAGGTATTAAAAGAGGCGATATTAAAGTCCGTCCCCCTACTTAAAAAATCTTCCTTTGGCGACATCCAAAAGTTGATCAACGAGGCCATGAAACTCGGCAACGATAACGATGATGGGTATCACTATATTAAAGATTTTGAAAGGCGTTTTGAAATTAAATCCAGAGACCCCGTTACGACTGGGTGGAAAATTGTTGACGGCCTAACTAAAGGAGGTATTGGTAATGGAGAACTTGGCGTGGTTATTGCTCCGACAGGCGCAGGAAAATCGATGGCCCTGGTCCACTTGGGCGCCCAGGCAGTCAAAGCGGGAAAAACAGTAGTACACTATACTTTGGAACTAGCAGATACTGTCGTGGCCTCAAGGTACGACAGTTGTATTACTGGGATTCCCCTGCAAGAGCTTTTTAATAAGAAAGAGGAAATTTACGAGGAAATTAAAGATATTTCTGGAAAATTAATTGTAAAGGAGTATCCAACAAAATCAGCTGGAGTTGAGACACTTCGTAATCATTTAGATAAGTTACAACAGCAAGAAATTTCTGTTGATATGATTATTGTAGATTATGGAGATTTATTACGCTCAACTTCAAAAAATGATGAGAAAAGACACCAGTTGGAATCTATTTATGAAGAGCTAAGAGGATTGGCTCAAATAAATTCATGTCCTATTTGGACAGCTTCTCAAACAAATCGATCGGGCTTGAATGCCGAAGTAATTACAATGGAGGCGATATCGGAAGCTTTTAACAAATGTTTTGTGGCAGACTTTATATTCTCGATATCCAGAACCATACAACACAAAAATTGTAACAGCGGGAGGGTTTTTATTGCTAAAAATAGAAATGGCCCAGATGGAATAGTATATCCCATTTTTATGGATACTGCCAATGTCAAAATTGATGTTCTGCCTCAGATTGAGACGTTTGAAGAAATTAAAAAAAGTGAAGTTAAAAAACAAGAACAGACGTTACAAGAGAAGTATAAAAACTATAGAAAAACAAGGAGAACTTAACAGATGACAGACGTAGCAAGACAGATCCTTTCGGATATTACAGTGCATATGAAGTATGCAAGATATTTGCCTGATAAAGAAAGGAGGGAGACGTGGACAGAGTTAGTAAACAGAAATAAGAAAATGCACATAAAGAAGTACCCGCAATTGCGCGACGAGATTAATGAGGCATACAAATATGTGCACCAAAAAAAGGTCTTGCCTTCGATGAGGTCAATGCAGTTTGGCGGCAAGCCAATTGAGGTGGCCCCTAATCGAGTTTTTAATTGTGCTTTCTTGCCCGTCGACGATTGGCGCTCTTTCAGTGAGATTATGTTTTTGCTCCTGGGTGGCACCGGCGTTGGATATAGTATACAAATGCACCATGTCGAGCAATTGCCAGAAATTCAAACTCCGAGCACTAAACGCTCTAGGCGCCATTTAATTGGCGACTCGATCGAGGGATGGGCTGATGCAATTAAAGTATTGATGAAGAGTTATTTTTATGGTGGCTCCAAGGTGAGGTTTGATTATAGCGATATCCGTCCCAAAGGCTCCAGACTTGTGACGTCTGGCGGCAAAGCGCCCGGGCCACAGCCATTACGAGAGTGCCTGGTTAAGTTAGAGGGAATTCTATCTTTAAAGGAAACGGGAGACAAACTAACGCCCATAGAGGTCCATGATATTGTGTGCCATATCGCAGATGCTGTTTTAGCCGGCGGAATTCGAAGGGCTGCGCTTATTGCACTCTTTAGCGCTGATGATGACGAGATGATTGCAGCTAAAAGCGGCCATTGGTGGGAGAAAAACCCCCAGCGAGGGCGAGCCAACAACTCGGTGGTGTTAATGCGACATCGAATCACAGAAGAATACTTTCAAGAACTCTGGGAGAGGGTTAGGGCTAGCGGAGCAGGTGAGCCTGGATTTTATTTTACGAACGATAAGGACTGGGGCACAAATCCATGTTGTGAAATTGGCCTTAGACCATATCAGTTTTGTAACCTTACAGAAATAAATGTTTCAGATGTTGACTCCCAAGAGGAATATGAATCACGCGCCCGGGCCGCAACACTAATAGGCACGCTACAAGCCAGCTACACTGATTTCCACTATCTTCGCGATGTTTGGAAGCGGAATACAGAAAAGGATGCTCTAGTCGGCGTGTCTATGACGGGAATTGGCTCAGGCCGCGTGCTTAATTTAGATATGAAGGCCGCCGCTCGCGCCGTCAAGTCTGAAAACAAGAGAATCTCAAAATTAATTGGAATTAACGAGGCTGCCAGGATGACATGTGTGAAGCCAGCAGGCACGACTAGTTTAACTCTTGGGACTTCCAGTGGCATACATGCGTGGCACAATGATTATTATATTAGGCGCCTTCGGGTTGGCAAGAACGAGGCCATATATACTCACCTGTATATACACCATCCAGAATTAGTTGAGGATGAATATTTTAGGCCGCACGACACGGCAGTCATTAGCGTTCCACAAAAGGCGCCGGAAGGGTCTATACTTCGCCATGAGTCGCCCACCAAACTGCTGCGGAGGGTGAAAAAAGTAAGCAAAGAGTGGATTCGCACTGGTCACAAGAGGGGCCAAAATTCTCACAATGTCTCTGCTACGATCAGTATCAAGGAAAAAGAATGGGATGCTGTGGGCAAGTGGATGTGGGAAAATCGAGATTGTTACAATGGGCTCAGCGTACTTCCTTATGATGGCGGCTCTTACAAGCAAGCGCCTTTCGAGGATTGCACTGAAGAAGAATACGAAAATTTAATTAAAACCTTAAAAAAGGTTGACTTAAAGAATGTTATCGAGTATGATGATAATACAGACTTGACCGGCGAATTAGCATGTGCCGGTGGAGCATGCGAACTCAAATAATAGGAGGAAATATGAGTAGTGCTTTAAAAATAGTTGGCGACAACTTAACAGAAGAGGAAACCAAAGAACAATACGTTGTGACTTATTTGAAATCAATGTTGGCCATCGAAGAAGCCATAGAGCCTTATAAAGAACAAAAAAAGGATCTTCGTAAGGAGTATATTGAAAATGGGTGGCTTTCTAAGGATGATATCTGGGCAGCCGTTAAAGCGTTGCGCCTTTATGAAAAAGGTGCAGACATGGATGGCCTCAATGACATGTTTGATGCTATCGAAAAGAAATTTGGAGCAAAAGATGTTTAAGCCTGTAAATAGGTATCTTCTTGTAGAAGAAGTTAAAGAGGTCCGGGAAAAAACAAAAGAAGGAGAGTCTTTTGTCTTGGTACCAGATGATTATAAAATAGCTAAAAAATCTCTCTACGGAGTGTATAATGTACTTGAAGCAGCAGAAGACTGCGAAAAGGTTTTAGATTGCAAGAATAAACAAGTTGTTGTAGATGAAACAATGGTACAAGAAATAGTATTAAACAGTGAAACTTACTATTTAGTATTAGAAAACTATGTTTACGGAGTGCGTATGACATAGTGAAGCACATGAGGGAAAAAATGAATGGAGAAGCTATCAAAAGGTAAACTTTATCAACTGGTAAAAGAAGCCTTAGTCGAAAAAAATCTCATCAAAGAGATGAGTTCTTACAACCGAGTAAGAGATCACATCGAGGGTGGCAATTCATTTGTCATTATGTCTTCCGATCGCCACGAAAGAAGCAACGCGGAGAATAGACAAATGTACCAGCAAATGAAGCAAGAGTTTGCTTCTGCTGGTTTTCCATTCACCGAACTTAAAGGCGGTTTCAAGGAGACAACCAAAACAGAGGTTGATCCTGAGACTGGCGAAGAGGTTGAGGTTGAGTTAGAGGAACCCATTCATGTAACTGAGAACAGCATCTTGGTAACAACCCACCCCCGCGGAGAAAACGCAGAGGAAAAAACTTCTCAAGATTTATTTGAGTTTGCAATGCAGGTGTCTCAAAAATATAATCAAGAGGCATTTATCTTCGGGGAAGCCGCAACAACGGCTCGTGGTGATCAAGTGAAGGTTATCAATGCATATGGCAAGGATGGCAGCCAGGTACAAGAGTCCTGGGCCGGCCCCTGGTCTAGTGTTGAGACAGTTTCAAAAGACGCAGATTTTTGGTCGCGTGCTAGCGGAAAACACTTTCAACTTACTGAGTCTCGCAAGACAGCCCAGCCAAAATCTTGGTATGAGGCAATGAAAAAAAGCAAGCAAGGATTAAAGTGGTAAAAAAGCACAAAAACGTTTTTACGATACAGAATTTATATACAGAATATTATGGCACTTGCAGTTTGAATAATCTATTTAAATTCGTAAACTTACGTATGCATAATGGCACACAGAAAAATGACAACTTTTGAGGAGAAAAAGTAATGGTAAAGTATTTGATAATGGCTTTTATTTTATTGGCCGCACCCTGTTCTTTGGCTGCGCCGAAGGCGGGCACAAATTATGATAAAATTATTTCACGATGGAATAGTCACGTGACAAAGCGCACGCACAATATTAAACAAGGGCGCGATGTACAGAAGGGCCTTAAAAAAAATAACAACTCGACTCTCTTGGAGCAGTGGAAAGCGGAAGTCAGAAAAGTTATTAGTGGAAAAAACAAAGCTTTTATAACTTTTACCCAAAAGGCTCGCCCTTAGAATTAGTTAAACGGAGTTAGCATGGATATTAATATGTCAAAAGAAGAGGTGTATGCACTTCACAACCACCTAGCAAGGCAGTTGAGATATTTCCGCGTAAGGCCCCTTGAGTGGGACTCGTGGAGGCAAATATACAATTTAGATGAATTGGATAATATTTTAAAAAGATTAGAAAAACACATAGAAAAAGGAAGTTAATATGATTGTTGAATTTTTAATGACCCTGGCCGTCCTAGTGCCAGCCAACACGGGGCAGATTAATGAGCCCCTCAAGCGCACTGAGATTCCTGCCCTCTACGAGCAGATAAAAGAAGTTGCCATGCTTTCATGCCCCCATCGGCGATATAATAAAATAAATGAGCGCATCGTCGATGATTTAATATTAATTGAAGACCATTTTTTTAAAACATATGACATGCCAGAGGATTTGCGTGGAATGATCCTCGCGGCGGCATGCCGTGAAAGCGGCTTTAATCCACGCGCCAAGGGCGACTGGAGAACAAATAAAAAGGGCAAGCGCGTTGCCCGGGCACACGGGATTCTTCAATTGTGGCCCTGGTGGATAAAGAGATATAAAATTGATCGCTTTAATCATGTAGAGTCTGCCCGTGCTTGGATGTCTCATATAGTTAGGCAGCGCAAAAAAATAGAAAAGAAGCGCCAGTGCGGCAAGCGGGTTTCGAATTTAAAGAAATGGGTGGTTGCATGGGTACAGACTACACGTGGTCGTCTAACGAAGGAAAACAACTACAGATGCCGCCAGTCACCAACACACTATAAGCGACTAAAGAAGTGGTATAGGATGATGAGGAAAACTGTGGAGGATGGGTGTTAATAAAACTCCCAAGGCGCCATCTAGGCGACGTAGTTGTGGGCGGCAATATTGCCGCCCTTCTTTATTCTTACGATAACAAGCTGCCTCTTATAATAAATAAAATATTGAAACCTCATAGATTTTTAGAAATTAATGGTCAAAATGCACTGGATCTTTGGGGTGACAAATACTATTCACTTAGCATGTCGGGGCTAAATTTGCTGGGCTCAAAAGCCCAGAGCGTCAGAATAGGAGAGTGCGACATTAGCATTACAACAAAAGACGCCCGTGTCATTAAATACAGTTACGAAAAGGCCATATTATTTGATGATGAGAACGTGAGTGGCCTTCCGACGCCAATCAAGCAAAACGAAAATTTTATTGTATTAGATTGGATAAATGCAATCTCATGCCAGTCACATGATATAGACTACTTGAAATTTAAAGACAATCTTGTTAGAGAAATATACTTTTACCCGTCTGATCGATTAGACGGCTTTCACCCCAACAGAAAAGACTTAGTTGTCATTTCGCACCTTAATAGCGAACAAATAGAGAATTTTGAATATTCAGACACCTACGTAAAATTTAAAGTAGCTGATATTTTAAAAAATCGTGGCATCGGCGGTCGAAAATGTGGGGGAAACAATCAATATGCACTTAAGTTAGAAGTTGTAAAAAGAGAGATTAAAAAAGCATCGATGCACACATATGAAAATACAAAGATGTTGGAGTTTAGATGATTGAATCTGGCGCTCAACTTACAACAAGCTTTCACTTAGCTGGGATAATACCAGTCGCGGGCCAGAAGTTAGATTTTAATTTCCCATGGCACGATTGTTTGCAACCGATTGCAAAAGATTATTTAGCAATTGAAAGGGCCGTCTGGGAATGTGCATGTGCAGGGAGCGAAACCATATGGATCGTTTGCCATGAAGATATGCAGCCTTTAATCAGACATCGCCTGGGGGATTTTGTGCAAGACCCCTTAAAATATAATTTGCCGCGAAAAAAGGCACCAAAAGAATTTGAAAGGGCTGTGCCAATATATTATGTGCCAGTTCACCCAAAAGATCGCGACAAAAGGGATTGCTTGTCTTGGAGCGTACTGTACGGTGCCCTCACTGCCTATTGGTTAAGCAAGACAATTAGTAAATGGGTCGTGCCAGATCGATATTACGTCGCCTTTCCTTACGGAGTGTATGATCCTGAGTTGGTTTTACCATATCGCACAAAAATATCCAGTAAAAATAGTTTTCATATTTCTTTTGAAAATAAAACTGTAAAAAATAATGAGTATTTGGGATTTACGTTCGATGCCGAAGATTTTAAGGAAGCTCGGAGGATTATTAGAAAAGAGGGCACCGGAGAGTTTCTAGACTATGATTCTAGCAAAAGAATTCCAGTTGAAGAAAGATGGTCAGCGAGATTTTTTGAGCTTGACAAAGTGTTTGATTGTGTTAAAATGGGAGATGTAAGTTTGGAATTGCCATGCTATTATAATGTGGGCACCTGGGAAGGATTAAGAAAATACTTAGGAAGTGATTATTCTCTTGACAGACCAGGGGGCGATGTGTTAGGATATCATGAGTGGAATTTAATTGGAGTTGATAATGAAGAAGAGTAAGATACCTTTTGTTGGGCTACATGCCCACAGTGGAGTGGGGAGCCCCTTTGATGGCCTTGGATACCCACAAGAACATATGAATTTTGCATATGAAAATGGCTGTGATGCATTAGCGCTGACAGATCACGGAAATATGAATGGCATGGCATACCAAGTTTTACATGCAAAAAAGATGCGTGCTGAAGGCAAGGAATTCAAGCCAATATTTGGCGTGGAGGCATATTTTCTACCGAGCCTAGCAGAGTGGAAGCAAGAGTACGAAAAAGCCAGGGAAGATAAAAAAGCAAAACGCTCCCTAGATGAGTCGCGCTCAGCAACTACGATCGAAGATGAGGGCTCTTCAAAGAAGGCCGTTAAGAATATATTAAATCGACGTCGCCACTTAATCTTGTTGGCCCAGAACCAGGCCGGCCTGAATAATATATTCAAGATGGTTTCAAAGTCCTTCTCGAAAGGGAGTTTTTACCGCTTCCCCCGAGTAGACTATAAGATGCTCAAGAAACATAGTGAGGGAGTTATTGCGGCTAGTGCATGCCTGGGTGGCGTGTATGCAGGAGACTACTGGGAGAATCGCGACAATGGAGACAGCGCCGTACTCACAGCTATGAAAAAAACAACAGAAAAAATGATGGATATCTTCGGAGATAGATGGTATGGGGAACTACAGTGGAACAACATACCCGAACAGCATGATCTAAACAGGTTTATTATCCAAACTTCAGAAAAGTACGGGTTTAAGCTCATCTCCACAGCAGACAGTCACTATCCATCCCCCCAGGCTTGGAAGGACCGAGAACTCTACAAGCGCCTTGGTTGGCTTGGCAAGGGGAGCATGCCATCTTGGATGACATCAGAACTCCCAGACGGGGTGGAGGAGATTGGCTACGAACTTTATCCAAAAAATGGCGACCAAATATGGGAGTCATATAAAACGTATTCTAAGATGGTTGGCATAAAATATGATGATGAGACAGTTTTAGCTTCAATTAAGGAGACACACCACATCGCGCACGAACTAATAGAGTCTTTCTTACCAGACAATACTGTACGTCTGCCAGATTTTGTGGTACCAGCCGGCTTCACGGCGGCTCAGGCGCTCTCACAATTGTGCTTTGAGGGTCTGAGGTCATTGGGTTTGCAAGACGCTGAGAGGTACACTGAGAGGCTTACAGAGGAGCTTGGAGTTATCGACGATCGAGGGTTTAGTAAATACTTTCTTACCATGAAGGCCGTTGTTGACAAGGCAAACTCTGTGCAGATCACCGGACCTGGCCGAGGATCCGCCGCCGGATCTCTAGTTGCTTACGTGCTGGGTATCACTCAGATTGATCCCATTAAATACAATCTTTTGTTTTCCCGCTTCTTGCGAAGGGATGCGACAGACTATCCGGATATTGATTATGATGTTAGTGATCCGATGGAGTTCAAGGAGATGTTGATCGATGCCTGGGGCGGAGACAAGGTGGTGCCCATTTCCAACTTTAACACACTTCAGTTGCGCTCGTTGATTAAGGACATCTCTAAGTTTTATGAGATTCCCTTCACGGAGGTGAATGGGGTAACATCAAGGATGCTAAAAGAGGCAACGCCTCTTGCCAAGAAAAAACACGGCATCAAGTCTGGTATTTATAGCCCAACATTTGAGGAGGTGATGGAGTTTTCCGAATCTCTCAAGAAGTTTCTTAATAAATATCCCCACGTGGCAAACCACATTAATGTGCTTTATGGCCAAACGCGCTCTGTGTCGCGACACGCAGGTGGTGTTGTTATTGGTGAAGATCTAAACACATACATGCCGCTCATTAACAGTGGCGGGATCACCCAAACCCCCTGGTCGGAAGGTCAAAATGTGCGACACTTGGAGCCTATGGGCTTTATTAAGTTTGACATTTTGGGGCTCTCGACCCTTAAAATGATTGAGGGTGCCATCGGACATATCTTAAAAAGACATCACGGGGTAGAGAATCCCACCTTCCAAGACATTAAAAAGTATTACGATGATAATTTACATCCAGAGCGCATCGACTTGAACGATCAAAAAGTCTACGAAAACATTTTCCACAAAGGAAAATGGGCAGGAATATTCCAGTTCACAGAAAATGGCGCACAGAAATTTTGCAGAAAAGCAAAGCCCAGGAACATTATTGATGTTGCTGCCATCACCTCTATTTACCGTCCTGGTCCGCTTGGCGCAAATGTAGATAAGCTTTATGTGAGGGCAAAGAAGTCGCCTGGTGATATATCTTACGAACACGAATATGTGAAGGGCCTCACTGAAGAGACTTATGGCTTTCTTATTTTTCAAGAGCAGATTGCACTTCTTGCTCACAAACTTGGCAAAGACTTTAGCTTGGATGAGGGCAACAAATTACGCAAGCTCCTGACAAAGAAAGGCACAGGAGAAGTCGAAGACCAGAAGAACAAGTTAAAGCTGAAGTTTGTTGCAGGTTGTGTAGAGAAGGGCCTAAGCAAGAAGTGGGCTAATGATATGTGGCAGAAGTTTGAGTTCTTCTCTGGTTATGGCTTTAATAAGTCGCACGCTGTCTCATATTCAGTTATTTCTTACCAATGTGCGTGGCTGTTTAACTACTATCCAGCGGAGTGGATGGCTGCCTTCTTGGACAAGGAGCCGGAAACTCGAAAGGAACGAGCGATTAATCTTGCCAAGAAATTTAAATTCAAGGTAAAATCGGTTGATGTTAATAACTCTGGGGCAGTCTGGGAGATCGATTCAGACAATAAGACTTTAATTCAGCCACTAACTTCTCTAAAGGGGCTTGGAGATAAGGCCATCGAGCAGATTTTAAGTAATCGCCCGTTCACAAAGCTCGAAGAGTTTCTGTTTAATGAGAATATTGTTTATAGCAAACTAAACAAGAAGGCGCTGGACGTCCTGGCTCGTAGTGGGGCATTAAATAGTCTCGTCGATGATCGTTTCACTGGGCTTAAACACTTCTGGTCTGCTGCTGTTGTTGATCGTCCAAAAAACCAAAAAAAGCTAGATGAAAATATCGCGCTTTACACACCAGAAGGGGAGTTCAACGATGAGGAGAAGATTAACAATCTCGTCTCTCTCACTGGCATTTTTCCAATGGATCTGGTCTTAGACAACACAGTAAAACAACGTCTTGATTATTACAAAGTTCCGCCAATTGGAGAGTGGGACAACGATTTGGGAGTTGCCTGGTTCATTCCTCGCGAAGTTATACCAAAGAAAACTAAGAATGGAAAAACATATTGGATTCTCAGGGTAATTGACAATACTTCGACAGTCACCTCAATTAAATGTTGGGGTGTGGATGCCCAAAGAGATGAGATATATTTAAACCATCCATATATGAGCAAGTTAGACTATGATGAGCAGTGGGGGTTTAGCACTCGCTCCATTAAATACAATTTTAGAATGTTAGCATAAAGGAGAATAGCATGAATCTGAAAGTATATAAAATAAGACCTCGCGCAAGATTACCCTTGCGCGCACATAAAACTGACGCCGGCATGGATTTATTCTACTGCCCTGACGAATCGACTGGCAGTGAATCTTCGTTGCCGATCTTGCCTCGCGAATCGAAATTGATTTCCACAGGCTTGAAAATTGAAGTACCTCGCGACCACATGTTGGAAATAAAAAATAAATCTGGGGTTGCTTTCAAGAGGAAGTTGATTACAGGGGCATGCGTTGTTGACCCGGGTTACGATGGGGAGATATACGTAAATCTCCACAACATCGGCACACAGACACAATATATAAATCCGGGCGATAAAGTTGCTCAGGCAGTGTTAATTCCGATTGTGCACTGTGGCGTTGAGGAAGTTGCAACCGATAATTTAAACTGTGATTCTCTACGCGGTGAAGGCGGATTCGGAAGTACGGGGGATAGATAGTGGGATCTTTCAGTCGAAAAGTAAAAAGAAACAACGCCAAAAAGCAGAAAAAGAAAGCAGAAAAAGAAATGGTGGAAAAGATTGCTTTATTTGGAAAATTGCCTTCAAACTGCTTGACATGCGAGAAATCATTTGATAAGATGAATAAACAACAAGTGATGTCGTGGAGCGTCGTAGTGCGAGAAAAAGAAGATAAAGTAAACCTTTATTGTCCTGATTGCTGGGAGGGTGCTAAAAAACTTGTTGAAGATCTTAAAAAACGAATGGAGAATAAATGAAAACAGCATTAACATATGATGACATATTGCTGGTGCCACAATACTCTGACATAGAGAGTAGAAAAGAGGTTGAGATTGGCAATGATTTGGATTACGATAGGTGGTTTGAGCTTCCAGTTATTTCTTCTCCGATGGATTCCGTCACAGAGGCACCAATGGCCATCGCCATGGCGAATGTTGGCGCTCTAGGTGTCCTACATCGCTATTGCACAATCAGTGAGCAAGCCAGAATGGCCAGGGAGTTTAGGATGGCGATGCCAAATTCATATCAGCATGTCGCCGCAGCCATCGGCGTTAGCGGCGATAACATAGAGAGGGCCACGGCTCTTTTTGATTCGGGTGTTTCAATAATCTGCATTGATGTTGCACACGGACACCATAGTTTGATGGAGAGTGCGATTAAATCAATTCGAGATACATACGGAGACACGGTGCATATCATGGCTGGTAACGTCGCGACCGCAGAAGGGTATTCGGATTTGCAGATCTGGGGAGCCGACAGCATCCGTTGCAACGTTGGAGGCGGCTCTATTTGTTCGACAAGAATTCAGACAGGCCATGGCATGCCAGGACTCCAAACAATTATGGACTGTGCTTCTGTGAAAGGTACTGCTAAAATTATTGCAGACGGGGGAATTCGTTCAAGTGGAGATATTGTGAAGGCTTATGCTGCGGGTGCTGATTTTGTCATGATTGGTTCGCTCTTGGCGGGCACTGACGAAACTCCAGGGGATGTGATCACAGTCAACCCCCTCAAAACAAAAGAGAAGGTTTATCGTGGGATGGCGAGCAAGGAGGCACAGATGGACTGGCGCGGCCGGTTCTCCTCTAACGAGGGTGTTGCGGCACGGGTACCGTATAAGGGCCCAGTGGGGGAAGTGTTGGTAGATCTTGTTAATGGAATTAAGTCTGGCTTTTCTTATTCTGGCTGTAGGGATATGAGCGAGTTTAAAAAGAGAGTAAAGCTTGTAAGACAAACTTCAGCGGGCCTAAATGAAAGCGGAACCCATATTTTAAGGAGATAATTTGTCCCAATACGTCGACAAAAAACAGATATGCTTCGATGGAAGCGCCAAGTTGCATGCTGATCTCAAAATAAGGTTACATACTGATGGTATAAAAATTAAAGATTTTTTTAATGAAATTGTATTGGCGTATGTAAACAGGGACGCTTATCTTATTAAGTTTGTTGAGAACCTGAAGGAGAAAAAAGAAATGTCTAAAAGCATAAGAAATAAATCTGCAAAAGAGAGACAAAAAAGAAAAGAAACAATTTCTCAATTTGGACTGGATGAGGATGAAATTGAGAATATATTTGACATAATAAAAAAGGAGCATCCAAGTTTATGAAAAAGTGTTTAGAAAAATGTGTAAAGAAAAATGAAAAATGTACTGAAAAAGATTGTAGAGTTTGGGTAGACTATGAAGAGGATTTAAATTGTTCTCTCTTGTCAATAGAGAGGTACGGCAATTTAACTCTTGACGAGACAGCGCGCCGTTTGAACTTAAGCATTGTTCGAGTGAAACAAATACAAGATAGAGCCCTACAAAAATTACAAAAAAACAGACGTTTAAAAGGGTTATAACTATTTATTATAGAAAAAGCCAGAAGTGCTGGCACGAGAATCATAAAACAAGGAGATTTTCCATGAGTGAGAAGAAGAACTTATTAAATGAAGGAACGGTTCGCCGCTTCATGAAGTTGGCTGGAAACTCAGCCATCGCCAGCGACTTTTTGAAAGAGGAATATTACAATCGCGATGACGACGAAAGCGTAATGCAAGAGCAGGAAGAAGAGGAGCTTGATATTGACGCTGAAATGGGCGAAGAGATCCCAGAAGACCCAGAAGGTGGTGTCGAGCTTGAAGAGCCAGGAGAGGAAGAAGAGGGCGATGCTGATGAAGGCTCCGTCGAGGCGTTTGCAAAAGACGCTCTAGAGGCGATCAGAGACGTAGCCGCCGACCATGGTGTCGAAATTGAGGTTGAAGAAGGTCCCGAGCCCGAGGAAGTTGAAGTTGGCGAAATGGATGCAGAAGCGGATTTAGAAGGCGAGCTTGGCCCCGATGAGGGAGAAGGCGAAGTTGAAATGGCTCCGGAAGAAGAAGAGGCCGCCCTACAGGCTCTCTCCGAGGTTAACTATCTTGACGAAGACGTGCTTATGGAAAATGTCTACCGTCGCGTTGCAAGGCGGATAGCCAAAGAAAAGCGTGCAGACGATGTAGCCACGATGCTTGCAGAGAAACTTAGCGCCCGAATCGCAAAGAA